GGGTGCCGTCGAGAAAGACATCGCCGCCGGTGGGCGTGGCGTTTGGCGGCGACGCATGGGGGGCGGCGGGTTGGGCCGATTGGGGCCCGGTGGTGTGAGAGCGCGTTGGCGGCGGCGTGCCGGGATGCGGGGCTTGGGGGGCAGCGGCGTTTTGCCGCTCCTGGGGGGCTGCGTTGCGGTCGGGCGCCGGGCTTTTTGGCGCGGTGGTTTCGGTTGGCGGCTTTCTGGCGGTCGGAACCGGACCAGGCGCCACTTGTGGCGCCAACGAACGGGTTGGCGTGGGCGTAACCTGGGGTGCGATCGGCGGCACCGCTTGCCGTTCGGGGGAGCTGGGACGCCGTTCGTCAGGGAATCGAGGGGCTCGCGGGGATTGCGGCGGGGCGGGTGATTTTGGCTGGGTGGCGATCGTGTTGGTCGGCGCGTGGGGCGTCGGCTGTGAGGATGGCGGCGGCGGAGGCCCCGGTGGAGGGCGGGGGGCCAATGTTGCGGGAATCGATGGGGTCGGACCCGACGGAAGCCGCGGTGTCGGGGTGGTCTGCTGCGACAATGGTGCGGTGACAGCAGCCAGTGCCGGCAGGACAGGTGGGGACGAACTCGACTGCGGCTGGGCCGCTGGGACGGGCGCGGAAGGTGATGGAGGGGACGGTTTTGCAGGCGAGGCCCGGATGTCTGGAACGGTTCGGGTTGCAGCCGGCGCTGGGCTTTCGGATTGGGTTGGCGGCAGTGGACGCGGCCCCGTCGAGTGCTTCGGTTCGGGCTTCGAGGGCTGGCCGGTCGCTGTTGGGATGGCGGCGTTGAGGGTTTCAAGCAGGCGCAGATTGGATGTGGTGGTGGCGATGGCCCGATCGAGCGCGGTGAGCTTGGCGCTGATGCTAGCGATGCCGGCGCTGACCTGGTTGTCGAGCGCGAGGCGGATGCCGATGACGTAGGCTTCTTCCATCAGGTGCCTCGCATGGCGTTGATGACCGCCTGCGCGACGGTTGTCGCTATGCCCGGCGCGGCGGTGGAGGCCAAGGGAGCGAAAGTCGGGCGCGGCGGGATGGTGAGCGTGCCGTGCTCCTGGTGGCGGGCGATATCGGAGGTGCTGCCGATCACGGCGTCCGGCCCCTCGGATTTGTATCCGACACTGGCGTGCAGGGCTCCGGTTTGGAGCCATGGATAGTCGTGGGGGCCTCCGGGCGGGGTGCTCAGCGCCTCGCGGATATCGCCGGCCAAGGCTGCGGTGGCGTGGGCCAGGGCGTCGTTAGCGATCCGGTCGACGTTTTGATCCAGCCGGGCGATCAGGGCTGCAAGATTCATGGCCTGGCCTTCCAGCTCTGTGTTGCGAAATCGAACTCACCGCCATCGAGGCGACCGATAGCGATGACCCAGGCGAGGCGATCTTCCGGGGGCAGGGAAAAGGCGATGTCGAACGGCACCCCGTTCCGGCAGAGATAGAGGCAGTCAACCAGATCGGGGTGCCGGCTTAGTTTCCCGCGGGATGTTCCGGATCGACGGTGGCCGCTGGCGTGAGGGCCTTGGCGATTGCGGCGATTCCGGTGTCACCGAGGCGAGAGACCAGGCTTTCGATCTGGGCCTCGGTGGTGGGCGGTGGGATCGGAACGTCGTCGATGGCAGCGACGGAGGTGGCGAGGGTGGCCATGCCAAGCCAGAGGTGGTTTTGCGACAGAGTGGGGCCGGCGGCTTTAAAGAGGCGGAGCTTGTCGAGCGCGGTGAGGCTGCGGAGGGTGAGGGTGCGGCCTTCGGTGTCTTGGATCAGGTGAGTGGTGTTGAGAGCGTGCAGGTAGCGCGAGGTTGGCGTGTCCATCGATTGAATCCCCACCGATGGTTAGACGCGTTTTCGGCGGGCGGCGAAGAAGTCCAGGCGCTGTTTGACGCTTTGGTCACCGCGCCATTGGCCGGCCTGGGTGAGCTTGAAGACCACCTGTTCGTATTGATAAGTGCTGGTGCTGCCGTCCGTCTCGCTGACGTATTGGTAGAGGGTGCCGGTGGGCACGGCACTTCCGGTAACGAAGGCCTGCTCGATGCGGGCAATGAAATCGTCCACCGCCGAGCTGCCGCGTTCGAGTTCGAAATGGCCGTCCCAGCCTTTCGGCAGTTCGGCGGCGAGTTGGGAGCCGTCGATGCGGTCGACGCGGATGGGGGCGGTGAGCTGGCGGCTTTCGAAGCCTGTGACATGGGTGAGATCGAGACGGCCAAACGGGCCCATGACGACGAGTTGGCAGTCGCGGCCGACGGAGAAAGCGGTGCTGGGCATTGGAGATTCCTTATGCGGTCAGCGCGCCGGGGGCGCCTGGGAGGGTCTGGCGGCTGACCTGGACGGTCTGGCCGCCTTCCATGTTGACGATGAATTTCTCGTTGATCGCCTGGTACTGGATCTGCGCGTCTGACTGGACGTAGCCGAGGCCGGTGCGGATGAGCGGGTTGTTGCTGATGTCGCAGATGACGCTGAACGGCAGATTGCCGTCGGTGCTGCCGAGCAGGCCCTGGCTGAGCATTCCCTGGAGGAAGCTGAGCTGTGTCGCGCGGATGCGGCGGAACAGCGATTGGTTGATGACCTGGCCGACATACTGGCCCATCCCGGCCGCCAGGGTGGCGGCAATGAAGTTGGTCAGGCGGGTGTAGTTGTCGCCGTTGGTGGCGGCGTTGGAACTGGCATTGTGGCCGCCGCGGACGCCCCAGAACGATCCTGCGGGTTGCGGATTGGCGATGACGTCGATGCCGGCACCGATCAGCACGGCGAGTTCGGCGGCGGAGTAGGTGGTGGTCTGGCTGCTGCCGGGGGTGCCCGATTTCTGGGTGCCGACGACGCCGTAAAGCGGTTTGTTGAGGCTGGATTGTTCCGGGGAAAGATTGGCGAGGCGGCCTGCGGTGAAGCCTTGCGGCGAGACCAGGCGCAGGCAGGCATTCACCTGATCGTTCCACCAGACCCAGTCACCGAACATCAGCTTACAGGCATAGGTGTCCAGCCCGGATGACTGTTTGATTGCGACGGCGTTGCCGATCGCGTCGGAACTGGGGCCGGTGAGAATCATATAGACGCCTTCGGCAAGACCGAAGGCCGCCTGTGTTGTCCATTGCGAGCTGTCATCCGCATCTGCCAGCACGGCGATGGAGCAGCCCTGCCCTCGTAGCGCATACATGCCTCGGCGAGGGATGGTGTCGACGCCGATCAGGGTGGCGGTGGTGATCGTTGTCGTGCCGTCTGTGCCGGGGGTGCCGGTGGCAAAATTCGCGGCGAGCGCAGCGGGGGTGACCGAGGTTCCGCCTGGCGTTGCGATGACGATCTGGCTGGGGCCGCGCTGGCTGCCATTGCCGGTGTTGATGGCGGCGGCCAGATTGATCCAGAACTGCGTGCCGGTGCCTGCGACGTTGTCGAACACCTCGGGCTGCAGCCCCGGCAACGCCGCGGTGAAGCGGAAGGTGGCAGCCTTGCTGCCTGGGGCGAGGGTAACCGAGATCTGGTTGCCGAGGCTTCCGGTGTAGAGCGCCGTGAGCGCAAAGCTGGTGCCGGGGAGCGTGAGGCTGGAAGCGGTGTCTGTGCCGTCGGTGACGCGGACGCAGCGGAAATTGGCAGCGCCCTGTTGGACCGCGGTGGCGACGATGGTACCGAGATCGAATTTTCGTGGCATGACCGGCCCGAAGCTGCGGGCATAGTCCCCCATGCTGGCGACGATGGCCGGCGAGCCGACCGGGCCCCAGGTGGCGGTGCCGACCATGCCGGTGACGTTGGTGGGCACGCCGTTGAGGATCAGGTTCTGCGGCGGCACGATCTGGACATACAGATCCGGCACCACGAGTGCCGTGGTGTTGATGTTGCCCTGTTGGACGATCGGCATGGATCAGGCCTCCTTTGCGAAAGTGGCGATTGGTAGAGAGACCTTGACGACGTGGCCGGCGTGGTCTGAGGCCAGGATGGCTTCGATGGTGGTGGGATCGGTGACGATGGCGCCCTTGGTGTGCGGGCTGAACGCCTGTGCGACCACCAGATGGAAGTTCATGAAGTGCCCTTCAGCCGAGCAGCGAGCTGGCGGTGATGGCGTTGGGTTGCAGCCGGGCGTCGCCAAAGATCAGGGCGGGTTGGATGGTTGTGACGGTGGTGGCGTATTCGGCATCGAGCAGCAGATCTCGGCGGTAAAGGCCGGCGTTCTGGCTTTGGTCGAAGACGGTTGTGCCGGCGGATGACAGGCGTGCGGTGGTGCCGTCGGCCAATGGCAGGAAGGTCTGGGCGCTGAGATTGAGATCCACGAGGGCGCTTATCTGATCTCGAATCGTGGGGGTGGGGCACCAAAGGGAAATTCGAAGGCCTTGAGACTGCCGTCTGGTTTCTGTTTGTGTGCGCTGGTCGGCGACCACCCTGCCGATGAGGCTGCCACAGCCGGGAACGCTGACGGTGGCGCCAGTGGCGGTGGCGGCGCGGCGTGTGCGGATGGTGGTGGCAAGCGTTGCGGCAACGCGCTCCGGGGTGTCACCAATCGTGGTGCGATGGA